CCTCCATCAGGATTCAGAAAACCAACAGAAACTGACTGGTCATCTGTTTTTAGCGATAATTGTCTAAGTAGTACTGATAAAATAAATCCGAGAAGGTTTAATATTCATTCCAGTGCATTAACATCAGCTAATGGATATGACACAAGTACTTCAAGTCCACACCCTAGTGGGAATGTGAATTTTACCGTGTCAGACCATACTAACGCCAATCAAAGTGGATTAAATATTCAGGTTTTTGGAAGTGGAAGGGATTTGAATAATGGTAATTTTATTTGGGTAGGACCTGGTCAATCTAGTGACCTACAATCTGCAAATTTTTGGATGTTTGAAAATGACAATAATGTTCTTAAAGTTAGTGACGGAGCTAACCCCAATCAAAACCGTACTGTATATTATAATGTAAATTTTAGTAATCAAGCATCAAAAAGGTATATGAAATATAGCCGTATGGAATTTACACCAGGTGTTAATGACGTTTATGTACCAATTAGATTTTGTAAAGACAATTAATTATGGCAGATAAAAGTAAAATGCCTTGTAATAAACCAAGGCCATCAGACAGAGCAGGTAAGAAAAAAATGGTTAAAGCCTGTGAAGGAGGCAAAGAAAAGCTAATTCATTTTGGCGCAAAAGGTTATGGGCATAATTATTCTGATGCAGCAAGAAAATCTTTTAAAGCAAGACATAAGTGTTCTACAGCAAAAAGCAAGTTAACAGCTAGATACTGGGCGTGTAAAACTCTATGGTCTGGTAAAGGTGGTAGTAAAAAAAGTAGTCCGAAAGGAAGAAAAGGAAAATATTAAGATATGAGTGAATTATTTGGAATAGAGCTGCCTAACAACAAAGATAAAAGGCAAAACATTAAAAATCTTAGGCGACAAAGAAGAGAGGCGTTAAGAAACGCATCTTCTAGAGAAGAAAAGAAAGCTATAAGACAAGGAACTCGTGAAGCTATTAGAGAGCAAAGAGGTGGTCAAACTCAACTGCAAGAACTTATAGGTGATGTTAAAGATGTTAAAGAACAGATTGAAGATAAAACAATAAACACCAATTTAGGTAGACTTGTAAAGACAGGATTAAGTCTTGCAAAAAATGTTTCAAGAGGAAATGTTCAGGGCGCAGTTGGTAATCTTCAAACAGTTTATAATATAGGTGGAAAGGTTTTAAATCCAGATAAAGCTAATGCAAACGTTACTAACGTCTTAAAAGATGATGGGTGCAATTGCCCTCAAAATACTTAACAATAATTTATTAAATTTGTAAAAAAGAAACTATGGGAAAATGGTTAGTTAAAATAGGATTTAAAATTCAATCATGGTGGAAGGTGTTATGTTGTAAATGGAATTGGCTAGTATCTAAACTTATTATTAATGTTAGTGAATGTCCAGTTGCAGAATGTGTTTGTAAAAATGGATAGGGGTTTAGGTGATACTATAGAAAGAGTAACAAAAGCTACTGGTGTAAAAAAGGTAGTAGAAACTATTTCAAAAAAAATGGGGAAACCGTGTGGATGTAGTGAGCGTAGAGATTCACTTAACAGAATGTTTCCTTACAAATAAAGGAAACTATGTTAAGCAGAACTGCAAAGTATTACAGAGACAACCCAAAAGCTAGAAAGAAACACAGAAAAACTAGCGCAAAAGCACAGAAGAAAAAAGAAGCTGTGCGAAAAAGAATCGAATGTAATTTATTTAATAGAAAAAACAAGAAATCACGAAAAGGTGATAAGTTGGATTGTTCTCACAGAGGCAGTAGATTAGTTTTAGAAAGTCAAAAAGCTAACAGAGCTAGAGGTGGGGGAAAAAAGAAATAAATTATGAGTAACGGAAACGGAAAAAATTATAGATTTAGTAGTAACGGTAAAAACCAAACTTCACTTTTAAAAAAGTACAAATTAAGATTAGATGCTTTAAGAAAAAGTGGGCACAATATAACTTCAAAAGATACAGTTATCTTTTCACCTGACTACAAAACCCACAAATCAAATGTCGTAAACTTTACAGGTAATTTTGAAGACGCTTTTCCAATTAACAATGCCATGTTCCAACAAGAAAAAACTACAAATGTTGGAAGCGCCAATCAAAAAACAGAAAAAAAGCTCTTGTCTTCGGAGTATTTTAGCATAATTCCTAAAAATAAAGGTAAGAAATAATGGCAACCGAAGTATCAGAAAACACTAAACTCACTCTTGACTTAAAAACAATAGGTTTAATTATCGGTTTTACGATAAGTCTTGCGACTATATATTTTACATTAAAAAGCGAAATAGCTGTAGCCATGACAGAACCAAAACCTGAAGTTAGCTCAATAGAGTTTCAATATAAAGATGAGCTGGTAAGAAGTACCATTGAAAAAATAGACCTAGACGTTACAACTGTTAAAGATGATGTTTCAGAAATCAAAGAATCTTTAGCTAAGATGGAAGAAAGATTATATGAAATTAGTAAGCAAAGATGAAAAGGTTAATATATATTGTCCTTTTTTTGGCAGTAGCTACAGGTTATAGTCAAAATTTCAAAGACGATATATCTGTTGTTCAGTTTAGTGCACCATTTACAAAAGATTCAGAAATATCCTTAAAAAAATTTAGAGACCACAATGTTTATACTTTTTATATTAATGAAAAGAAAAATATTTTCGAGAAAGAAAAGATAAAATACTTACCCACAATTATTTTGTATCACAATGGCGATGAAATCATGAGGGTTGAGAGCGGTATATCGCTCAAGCTGCCAGATGATTGTGAACAGAAAATACTTGAAGAAATAGAAGAAATCATCGGAAACAAATTTTAACCTCATGAAACAATTATTATACCTACTTATTTTTTTATTACCACTAACTTCAAATGCACAAAACTTTTTCAAAGACCTGTATAAGGATTTTTTAAAGTATGGAACTGTGTATGCGGCTGGTAATGTTGGAAACGCTAAAATGGAGTCTAAAGAATACTTTATTAGGACTGACCCAGACAACTTATATGCTACTCCTAGAGTCATTGATGAAACTGTTTACCACCCACACGATTATAGGTTTGGAATTGGAATAAGAAAAATAGCAAGATTTGATTACGAAATCAAAGGCGCTAATTTTTACAACGGTATTGGTGAAGACGAAACCACTATGGCATTGTCTGCGCCAACGGCTGCAGTAAAAGGGCTTGAATATTTGTTGCATTGGGAAAAACAAAGAGTAAATGGGGACGAGTTTGAAAACCAAAGATTTTTTGTTAGACACACAGGAAAATATCATATCTTAAAATTTGAAAGCAGAGAGTCAGGAAACGTAGGATTTGAATATAAATCTGGTGAAATTAGGGGAAGACTACCGATTGGTAAAAAGTTTAGTGTGTCGGTGGGCGCAATCTGGAGAACTCACCAGCAGCCATATGGATATAATCCAATCGAAATATGGCTTAATGAAGAAGATGAAGATGGAAACGCAGTAAACCCATGGTGGTCTTTGGGCTATCAATATGGTTTTATTGATATACCATATTCTTCTACTGTATATAATCAAGACGGAACTACAACAGAAATGTTTGATTGGTTATGGCAAAATTCTAACGGAGACATTGTAGCGTATACTGACATACAATTTAGAGACGATGTTTACTTTGAATTAATGAATAGGTTTAATCAAGAAAGATGGGCAGAGCTAGACGCTTTTGCAGAAATAGCTCCTATTGTAGGGTTTGATTTTTACCATTATAAAAGAAACTTTTGGTTACACGCCTACGGTAACTGGATACTGCCACATCACAAATATGTAGCAGGTAATGAAGACTTTAGTTATTTACATAGAAATAGCTGGGGTAAAGGTGGGCACAATGATAAACTTGCTGGAGAGCAGTGGGATGATTATCAAGCAGGAATTATGTTTGGTTGGAAAGTGGGTAGGAAACTTGGAGTATTTATTGAGGGTGAATACACTCAATTTTGGGATAGCAAGTTATATGCAACGAATTTTGGAATTAACATACAATTATAATAATGACTGATAAAATATCAAAAAACATATCTTATAAAGAATCAATACACTCACAAACAGCAAAAAGAAAAGGAATAAAAAACGAACCCAACGAAGAACAGTTAGCAAACATGTTTACAATAGCTGAAATGATATTTCAGCCTTTAAGAGCTTGGGTTGGAGGACCAATAAAGATAAATTCTTTTTTTAGGTCTCCAGAATTAAATGCTGCTATAGGAGGCGCATATAAAATTAAAAACGGAAAAAAAGTACAAACCAGTCAGCACTGTAAAGGGCAAGCAATGGATTTGGATGATGTATATGGCCACAAAACAAATGCTGAAATGTATATGTATATAAAAGAAAATCTAGATTTTGACCAATTAATATGGGAGTTTGGTGACGATGAAAATCCTAACTGGATTCATGTTTCATATGTTGACGCACAACAAAATAGAAATAGATGTTTAAAAGCATATAAAGACAATGGTAGAACTAAATATGCAATAATATGAGCGACAAAAAAAAATTCAAAGACACAAAGGTTGGAAAATTTTTAAGCAAAGCAGCACCAGGCATTTTAGGAACTGTTGGTGATGTTTTACCTGATAGTGGTGTTTTAGGTGTTGTAAAGAACTTAATATCTAAAGACGAGGCTTTGCCTCCAGAAGATAAGGAAAAAGCAATGAAGCTTCTAGAAATGGATATAATTGAAATGCAAGAGGTGTCAAAAAGATGGGCATCAGACATGCAATCCGATTCATGGCTTTCAAAGAACACAAGACCAATGAGCTTGATATTTCTCACACTTTCAATGGTGATACTTATACTTTTAGATAGTTTTGAGTGGAGTTTCGAAGTTTCATCTGGATGGGTGGATTTACTTCAGACACTTCTTGTTACCGTCTATGTAGCTTATTTTGGAAGCCGTGGGGCAGAAAAGTTCCAGAGCATTAAAAAAAAATAATGGCAAAAATAGTATTTCGCCCTTACGTAGAGAAAAAAAGAAAAAAAAGACCAGGTGTTCATTCTAAGACAAAAACGTCTAAATGCAAGGGTTCTAAAAATTATTTAAAACTATACAGGGGTCAGGGTAGATAATTATACTCTTTAAAATATTATCTTTGCATAAAAAGAATAATATGGCCAGAATAAGCACTTATGCACTTGATACCGACATAACTACTAATGACAAAGTTATAGGTACAGATTCTGCTGGTACTATCACTAAAAACTATAAAGTATCTGATTTATTTGGGTTTCTAAATAAAAGCGGAATAGTACAAGGGCATGGCTCTAGATACACTTATGTTAGGCCATCTGGAAAAACTATAAGCTATGGCTATTTTGAATCTGCTGTAGACCAAGGAGCTACTGTAGCATTTTCAGCTTTATCAAATATCAAAATACATAAAAACACTTTAGCAGACCAAAATATAGACGTAAGCAATTTTTATGAAGCAATTGAAACCAGTATGGTTTTAATTAAACAAGCAGATGACACATCTAAATTTGGTGTTTATGTGTGGAACTCATCCACGCAAAATTCTTCTGACACAAGTCTTTATGATATAAACCTTACTTATAAAGGCGGTAGTGGTAGTCTAGAAGTTGAAAAGGATTATTTATTATCTTTGTTGGTGTTTAGGGTTGATGATTTAGATAAGCACAAAGCAGTGCCACAAGCAACTCCATCAGCAACATGGTCAATGAATCATGGCTTAAACAAAAAACCTAGTGTCACTGTTGTTGATGCTAATGATAATAAAGTTATTGGAAAAGTAGAGTATGACGACTCAAACAACGTTACAATAAGATTTGCACTACCTGTTTCAGGGATTGCATATTTTAACTAAAAATATTAAGAATGGCTATAAAATTTTTACACAACATATCTCTAGAAAATCTAGAACTTAAAAATGCAAAGATAGATGTTGTAACATCAGACCCTGTCATTGCAGGTCCAACCTACGCAGGTAGGGTTATTTTTAATTCAAGTGATAGTGCATTAAAGTTTCACAATGGAGCAAATAGCAACTATTGGGTTACATTAGATGGTTCAGGTGATATTTCATCTGTAACAGTTAATGCAGGAACAGGATTAGAAGTTGAGGCTGGCTCTGCATCATCATCTTCAGGAGCGTTTACTGTTACACTAGGGTTAACAGACATTGTTACAGCAGGAACACATGGTTCCTCAAGTGCTGTTCCAAGAATTACAGTAGATGCACAAGGTAGAATAACAGCCATTACAACACAATCTATCTCGTCGTATTCAGGATGGACTATTAGTGACGGAAGTAACTCACAAGCCCTTGCTTCAGGAAATACATTAACTGTAAGCACAACAGATGAAATAGAAGGGGTGGTTTCAGCAACTGACACATTAACTATAGGTCACGCAGATGTTACTAGAAGCAACACGACTTCAACCGCTTCTCCATCATATGGTGCTACATTCACAGCTATTGATAGCATAACATCAAATGCAAGAGGCCACATTACTGCAGTAAACACAAAAACAGTTACAATACCAGCATCTGACAATGCCGACACAACATATGATTTAAAAGTTGCAGCAGGCGCAGCAAATACAGCAATCTTACAATTAGACGCTAGTTCAGGAGATGATGATGCTGTAACGTTTACAGGAGATGATGATGCAATTACAATTACAGAAACCACAACAGTAGGTTCAGAAGCAATCATATTCAATCTTAAGGATACTATTGGTGGTGCAAGAACATTTAGTGGGAACGTAACAGTTACTGGTAACCTTACTGTAAACGGAACAACAACCACTGTCAACTCAAATACAGTTTCAGTTGGTGATAACATTATAGTTTTAAACTCTGATGAAACAGGAACTCCTTCTCAAAACGCAGGTATAGAAGTAGAAAGAGGTACTGCAACTAATGTTTCGCTCCTTTTCGATGAAGGGACAGACAGATGGAAGTTTACTGGCAATGGTTCTACATTCTATAACATTCCAATTACAGGAGAGTTCAACCCAACAATAGGAACGGATGCAGATTTAGATACTAGTGGGGCACAAGTAATAGACCAAATAAGTCTAACAGACGGTGTAATTGCAAGCATCAGTACAAGAAACTTAACTCTTTCGGATTTAGGTGGAGCTGATAATTATGGAGGTTGGAACTTAAAATTAAACGGAAGCAATACTTCAGGTGGTGCATCTGTGGGAAGTGGAGAAGAAGTAGAGTTTTTAAGTACAAGTACAGAGCATGGTGGTGTTACAATAACAAACCCATCCGCTAACGATTTAGAATTTAATGTTGTTCAAGGGTCAACAACAAAAAGAGGAGCTCTTGAATTAGCAACAAACACGGAATGTACTACTGGTACAGATACATCTAGAGCTGTTACGCCAGCAGGACTAAAAGCGCATGTAGATAATCAATTAGCTGCTACAGGTTTTGCTGTAGATTTAGATGCTAATGAGGGGACTGTGTCAAAATCAAGCAATACTTATACAGTTACACATGGATTAGCTTCACAAGATTTAATTGTACAGGTTGTAGATATTTCAGCAGGAACACCAGCATACGATACAGTCTTATGTGATATCACAAGACCAAATTCAAGTACTATAACAGTTGCATTTGCTAGTTCAGTAACAGACGATGATTATCGAGTCCTGATACAGAAAGTAATGTAATTAAAATGAAATGGCGATTAAAGTATTATCAACCACAGACATTCTTGGGGCTACATTCCAGACAGGCTCACCAAGGCTAACTGTTGGAGCAGCTGCAGAGGTATCTCAACTTAATTTTCAATATTCTAGTAATTATTCTTTTACTTCATATAGTAGCCAGCTTTTTTTATCAACTGGAAACAATGGTGTTTTTACAGTCGGAGTTCCGACATCTGGAAACACATCAAATTTACGTGTTCAAGGCTACGTAGATGCAAACAATTTTAAGATAAATGGAGCACAAGGTTCAGACGGACAAGTATTAACGTCTACTGGTTCTGGTGTTGCTTGGGAAAGTGTTTCTTCTAGTGGAGGCGATATAACTGCAGTTATTGCAGGTGCTGGTCTAACAGGTGGCTCTTCAAGTGGTGACGCTACTTTGAATTTAGATATAGACGGTACAAACAACTATATCGAAATGAATAATGCCTACACTCCTGCTTCAGGAGATTTTATTCCTTTTAGTGATATAGCAGACGGCACAGGAAATGGAGATGATAATGTTGTTAGAAAAACAACGTTTAGTAATTTTCCTGAAACCACAATGCCGAGCATTAAGCTTACTGATATAGCTGGCTCTTCTCCCCACACATCAGGAAGTTCTGTTACTGTTCCTATGGTTAACACAACTACAGGTGTTATAGATGATTGGGTTTCTTTAAATAGAACATATAATGGTGTGTTAACTGTTTCTGGTTCAAATGGATTGACTGGTTCTGGAACTTTTGGAGCAAACCAAAGTAGTAATACTACAATAACCTTATCACACTCTGACACATCATCTCAAAGCTCTGTTAACAATAGTAATGGAACAGTTATACAGGACGTTACATTAGATACGTATGGACATGTAACAGCTTTAGGTTCTGTAAATTTAGATGGTAGATACTTTACAGAAACAGAAGCCGATGCAAGATATGTTACCGTAGCTGGCAACTCTCAATCAATAACTGGCTCTAAAATATTTACTCATTCTGACGGATTAAAAATCTTGTCAGGAACTCAAACAAACGCAATACGTTTATATACTGAAAATGATGGTACTCAAATAGCTGATAGTTTTTCTGGAAATACAGCAAAATCTTTTATATACTTTGATGCTAGGTCCAGCTCTAATGACCCAGGTTATATAATGCATGAAACATCTGCTAGTGAATCAAACGAAGGTGTGTTACACTTAGTGCCTTCAGATGATAATAGTACAGGTGATTATGTAAGTATTCATGGAACAAATGACCCTGATGTTTTAAAACTACACACAAGCGGTTTAGTTGAAACTGTAAATCTACAATTACAATTAAAATCAGGATTAAATGAGATTTATCTAAATGATGGTATAATAGTTTCAGGCGCTTCCACTTTTCAAAATAATGTCACTATTGATGGCTCTGGGTCTAGCGGTAATGCTTTTTCTGTAGATAGAGGTAGTGATGGTGCTGGTGCTTTTAGAGTACACAACACAGGTGAGGTTGTAACTAGTGCAAATTATTTTTATGCGGCTTCTTCTGGTACATCAATGTATGTACAAAACACAGCAGTATTTAGAGGCTCAATAATTAATGATGGTGGTGATGTGACAATTAATGACACCTTACAAGTTAATAATGGTTTAAATGTAACTGGATTAACAAAATCAACTACAGGTTTTTCAACTGACGGTAACAATAAATTTTATACATGGAGAGCTTTAGAAAACACAGCTGGTAGCAGTAATCAATATTATAGAATAGCTAGAATTACAGCTGGTCAATCGTCTAGATTTATTATAGAATTAGCAGGTAGAAGTTCATCTTATGGTGATACTTCGTTACCAGCTTTTGGTAAAATTGTTGGTCAATTAAACAACGATAATAATTACGATATAGTTTATTATAATGCTAGTGCTACGGATGAGGTTGTAGATGAAGTAGGGCAAGTAGATGTTAGCACAACAGCTACAGATATATATGTCAGAGTTGGTCAATTTTCAGAATTAACTGCTACAGCTCACATAAGTGATGGTACAATAACACCATATGATACAAATAGCGCAAGTACATCAGCACCTTCTGGTTATGTACAGGCTACTGAATACAAGTTGTGGAATGCTGGTAACGATGGTTCAGGTTCAGGTCTAGACGCTGATACTCTTGATGGTCAACACGCATCTGCCTTCCTTACAGCTCACCCAAATATATCTGCAGCAAGTAGTTCAAATAATAGTGGAAATACATTTATTCAAGATTTAACATTAGATTCTAATGGGCATGTCACTGGTCTTGCGACAGGTTCAGCTTCTGGTTTTTTAACATCAGAATCAGATACATTAGCTACTGTTACTGGTAGAGGAGCAACAACAACAACATCTTGTACATTTAACACAATAACAATGAACACCCCTGTTGTTGGTTCTTCTAATAAAATAAAATTTGCAAACAACGATTTTATAAGATATGACGATGCTAATGGGGTTGGAAGATTTCATTTTGACGCTGATGGTGGAACAAACAATGCCTCTCTTCAAGCAGCAACATTTGTAGGGGCATTAAATGCTACAGGAGGTATATCAGGCTTGACAATCTCTAATGGCATTTCAGGAAATAATTATAATATAACTGGAGTTAATCAATTATCAATAAACGACCCAGGAGAAGGTATTGTTTTTGGAGGTGGCGCATCAGGTAATATTACTTTAGCTGTAGTAGATGATTCGTCTGATAATATATTAAGGCTGTCTGGTACTGGAGCTACATTACAAGTTGGTTCAAATAGAGTATTAACAACAGCAGATGAAGGTTCAGGAAATGGACTAGACGCTGATACTCTTGATGGTAATCATGCTTCTGCTTTCTTAACAGCACATCCAAATATTTCTGCTGCTAGTTCTTCAAATAACTCTGGAAGAACTTATATACAAGATATTACTCTTGATAGTAATGGTCACGTCACAGGTATTGGGACAGCAACTGAAACTGTAACTAATACAGACACAAACAACTATCTTTCATCAGCGTCTTTTAACACAGGAAATGGCGTTATAACTTTTAATAGAAACGGATTAAGTGCAGTTACAGTTGATATAGATAACAGATACGCTTATTATGACCACATAAGGTCTTTAGGCACTCCAGCTTTTACAAACGGTTCAAACCCAAATATAACAACAGCACAACTTATTAGTGAAATAGAAAGTGATGGTGGATTTGATAGTAGAACATCTGTATTTAAAACCAGTTGGAGTTATGCAGGAAACTATAACTTAACCGACGCAGGAAGATTTACAGAAACAGCAGGTACTTCTTGGATAACTTGGACAGATAATTCAAGTGATACAGTAAGAGGTAATATAACTGCTATGGCAATATGTCCAACTACTGGTGGCTCTGCAAATAAGGTATTTATATACAATGACCAAGGTAGTAGCTATTCACCAGGTTGGAGAGAAGTTTGGACAAACGCATCTGACGGTGCTGGTTCTGGTTTAGATGCTGATTTACTAGACGGACAACAAGGTAGTCACTATCTTGATTACAACAACTTTACAAATACACCAACTCTAACTTCAAGTTCAAGTGGAAATAGATGGGGTGTAAATGGGACCATAGGAAGTGATGGTGTGATGGAAGTTGGTAGGTATATTGATTTTCATACTAGTGACGGAAGTACATCTGATTATGCACACAGATTAACTGTAACAGGCTCAACGCTTTATCACAGTGCAGGTATTTCTGGAACATCTGCTGCTTTTAGTAGTACTTGCGACTTTAACTCTCACGTGGATTTTGCTTTTAGTTCTGGTAGTAAAGGTACTCGTATTGAAACAGCATCAACTGCAATACAAACACTTAGGTGTGACTCTGATAGATTTAGGTTTTATATGGGTGGTGGTTCTGGTGAAGTGTTTACAATAGAGCAATCAGGTAAAATAGGTATAAAAGACTCTACTCCTGACTATCCACTAGATGTAAATCACAACGTAAGTAACACTTCTATATATGCTTCACATGATATTGTAGCATATTCTGACATTAGAGTTAAAAAGGATATAGAAACAATACCTGATGCATTAGATAAAGTAAACAAACTTAGAGGTGTAACGTATAAAAGAACAGATGAAGGCTCGACTGACAGAACAATGATGGGTGTAATTGCTCAAGAAGTAGAAGAGGTTATACCTGAAGTTGTTTCGACAAAAGAGTCTGATGGACACAAAGCTGTTGCTTATGGTAACATGGTTGGAGTGCTAATAGAAGCTGTAAAAGAATTAACCGAAAAAGTTCGTATCTTAGAGGAAAAATTAAAAGATAAATAAATTATGGCAATAACATACACTTTTGATATTGAGAAACTTGAAGGAGCACCTACTTTAAACGGTAAAGATAAGGTGGTTTGTGGTGTTCTATATAAACTACAAGGGGTTGCAGATGATGGAACAGAGTCTAATGTTTTAGCATTCCTTAGGGTTGAATATGATGAAAATAATTTTATCGAGTTTGATGATTTAAAAGAAAGCGACGTGAAAGGTTGGGTTAATGCAGCCACTGCAGAACTTGATTCATATAAAAAACACATTGAGGTTGCAATAGAAGAACTTCAGACGCCAAAGAAAGTAGACTTACCTAAACCTTGGTAAGATGGCAGTACCTTCCAGTGGAAATTTATCAATGTTTGGTATAGCTAAAGAGTTAGAGATTAATAACTATAACAATACTATACCTCCACCAACACAAAGCGGAACCAACTACGCCTCTTTTTATGCCACTCCTATATCTTTAAAAAACATGAGTACAGGAGCTGGAGGATTTGATTCTATTAATACAGGTAATTCAGTTTCAAATAGACCTGATGGTTCAACACCTCACGCTATGAGTGAGTTTTATGCTTATGACCATGATTTAGTTTCTGTTGATTTTTCAGAAACTATGACAGTAGGAGTCAATAACGTATTTAATATTATATTTTATTATGGGTATGGAAACAACAACGTTGGTAGCTGGGGTAGCATGACAAGTACAAGTTTTGACGGAAACACAATAGTGGCCTTATATTGGACTACTGGGTTTGGTCCAAATCAAATAGTATTTGGTTTTTCTTCAAGCAAACCAGACTTCGAAGACCTTACTATAAATGGTCAAAACATGGGCGACAGTAGTGATTGGACTAGTACGAATAATAACTATTGGTCTTTAACAACAAACACAAATCCTTTCGGAACAACATCAGGAAACACGGTTTCAGTTACAGCAATGTACGCATAGTTAACATAATTTAACTATATTTGTATTATTATAATTAAATTTTAAAAAAATGGCAAAAAAACCTATCGTAATAGAAAAAGAAACGCTTGAGTCTCTAAAAAGATTGAGAGGAGCACAACAAAATCTACAACTAGAAGTTGGAGGGCTTGAAGCACACAAATCCAAATTACTTGGTGAATTTCATAAAGTTACAGCAGAGCTTACAGGACTTATGGTATCTCTAGAAGAGAAGCATGGTAAAGGTTCCGTAAACCTTGACACAGGTGAGTTCACTTTGGAAGAACCACCAAAAGATGCAAATTCGTAAAATATCAATAGGAGCTGATTATAAATCTAGCGCCATGCACTACATTGTTGGGCAGGAGGTTTTAGGTGGAAACTATACTATTAGTTTAATAGATTACAAAAAAGAATCTGATTCTTACATAGTATATGTTCAGAAGAAAGACGAAGTGTTCGCGTGGAAAGAGTTTAATAAAAATATACCAGTTTCTATAGAGTTTAATATAAACTTCTGATGAAGTCTCCTTTTTTCTTTCTTATTAAACCGAAAGGAGAGCATTATAAAAACAAAATTACTTTAGCAGGTAAAGAGATTATAGTCAATTCTACGGTTGAAAACCATAAACATGTAAATCGGTTTGCGGAGGTTTTACATGTTCCCACAAAATATAAAGGTGATATAAAGGTTGGTGATACGCTAATAGTTCATCATAACGTCTTTCGTATTTACTATGACATGAAAGGCAGACCAAGAAAGTCTCCAAACTATTTTAAAAACAATATATATTTTATAGACCCTTATCAGTTTTATCTCTATCATGATGGTAAGAGATGGAATGCGGTAGGGGATTATTGTTTTATAAAACCTATAGATTTAGAAAATAAATATTTACATGAAGAAGGAGAGGAGTTAAACACAGGGGTTCTAATCTATGGCAATAAAATTTTAAAGAAACTTGGCGTCAAAGAAGGTAATAAGGTAAACTTTACTAAAGATAGTGAGTACGAGTTTATTATTAATGATGAAAAACTTTATAGAATGAGGGCTAACGATATATGTACAATTTTAAATTAACTTTATAGCATCATGGAAAACGTAAATAAAATCAAAGAAAGAATTATTCAAGCAGGTCATGAAGCTGTAAAAGAACTTATAAAAGTAGCAGAAGAAGAAATTATTAAACCAGACCCAGATGATGAACTTGCAGCTGATAGATTAAAAAATGCAGCAGCAACAAAAAAACTAGCTATTTTCGATGCTTTTGAAATACTTAATAGAATAGAGCAAGAAAAAGCTATGATTGACGGAAAGCCGAAAGAAGAAAAAAAACAAGCTTTCTCTGGTTTTGCAGAAAGACGCTCTAAATGAAACACCAACAAACACTTTATGCAGTTGTAAATCATATCGACAAAAAGATAATACAACAAAAAAATAAACAAAAAAGTTGGGCTTATGGCTATAACAAAGAACATGATGTTATAGTTATTTCTAAAACAGGATTAATAGGAGAGATATATCAGATTCAAAACTTAAAAATAGCCTTACCTAAAAAACCAGATAAGGTTCATAAGTTTAATAATAATAAATGGGAGATAACTCCATATCCAAAAGACTTGAAAAGAATTCAAACTATTTTTGATTGGAGAGATTATCCTCAAGATTTTAAAAATAAATACATTGATTACATTGAAAACGAATTTGTTAAAAGAGAACAAGGCTTTTGGTTTTATAATAAAAACAAGCCTACTTATATTACTGGTACTCATTACATGTACTTGCAGTGGAGTAAGATTGATGTGGGGTTCCCAGAGTTTAGAGAAGCAAATAGATTATTCTATATTTTCTGGGAAGCTTGTAAAGCAGACAACAGGTGTTATGGAATGTGCTATCTCAAAAACAGACGTTCAGGATTTTCTTTCATGGCGTCTGGGGAAACAGTTAACCTTGCAACAATATCATCAGACTCACGATTTGGGATATTGTCCAAATCTGGAGCCGATGCTAAAAAAATGTTCACAGATAAAGTCGTACCTATATCCGTCAACTACCCATTCTTCTTCAAGCCAATTCAAGATGGAATGGATAGACCAAAAACAGAACTTGCCTATAGAGTACCAGCGTCTAAACTTACCAGGAGAAAACTTACCATCTCTGCCAGCGATAAACCTGAAGAGCTTACAGGACTAGATACGACTATAGACTGGAAGAATACTGGGGACAACTCTTATGATGGGGAAAAATTAAAACTTCTTGTTCATGACGAGTCAGGTAAATGGGAAAGACCAGATAATATTTTAAACAACTGGAGGGTAACAAAAACAACTTTGAGGTTGGGTTCAAGAGTAGTTGGTAAGTGTATGATGGGCTCTACTTCTAATGCGTTAGATAAAGGTGGTGATAATTTTAAAAAACTGTATGAAGATTCAGATGTTACAGAAAGAAATAAAAATGGACAAACTAATTCAGGGCTTTACTCTTTGTTTATCCCTATGGAATGGAACTACGAAGGGTTTATAGATGAATATGGAATGCCAGTATTTGAAACGCCTAAAAAAGAAACCTTTGGGCCTCATAAAGATATTATTGAAACAGGAGTTATTGAGCATTGGGAAAATGAAGTAGATGGATTTAAAAAAGACCAAGACGCTCTTAATGAGTTTTATAGACAGTTTCCAAGAACAGAATCTCATGCTTTTAGAGATGAATCAAAAAATACAATATTCAATCTTACAAAAATATATGAGCAAATAGATTACAATGATTCGTTTGCTATAAAATCAAATATATATAGAGGTAATTTTTATTGGAAAAACGGAGAAAGAGACACGGAAGTTGTTTGGGCCCCAGACAATAAAGGAAGGTTTAGAATTACTTGGATACCTGATGAAAAAATAATGAACAACATTGAGGTAAGGGGTTTCCATAAGTATCCTGGTAATGCACATATGGGTACATTTGGATGTGACTCATATGATATATCAGGTGTAGTAGGCGGTGGAGGTTCTAAAGGTGCATTACATGGAATGACAAAGTTTCATATGGATGATGGCCCTACAAACTCATTTTTTTTAGAATACATATCTAGACCCCCTACTGCAGAACTTTTTTATGAAGATGTTTTGATGGCTATAGTTTTTTATGGTATGCCTATACTCGCAGAAAACAATAAACCAAGATTATTATATTATTTAAAAGAAAGAGGATATAGAGGGTTTTCAATGAATAGACCTGATAAACACAAAAATGTATTATCAAAATCTGAAAAGGAGTTGGGGGGCATACCCTCATCATCTGCTGTAATTTCAGTACATGCCGAAGCAATAGAGGGTTATATTGAAAACCATGTTGGCGTGATTTCTGATGAACAGAACATTGATTATGGGTCTTGTGGGAACATGTTTTTTAACAGGACTTTATTGGATTGGTCTAACTATGATATTAACAATAGAACAAGGTATGATGCCTCTATTAGTTCAGGGTTAGCAATCATGGGTAATCAGAGTAAGCAAAAGACCACCTTTAGAAAACATAATCAAATAAATATTAACTTTGCAAAATACAGTAACAAAGGATTTGTTAGCGAAATTATTAAATAATTATGATAAATAAACCTAAGTTAGGCTCATACGCAGGTTTCCCTAACCAATTTTCACCAGACGAAGAAAAATCTTCGATGGAATATGGATTAAGAGTTGGAAGGGCGATAGAATCAGAGTGGTTTTCTAGAGATTATGGAAGTTCCTTATACGGAGAGATAAGGTCAGAGTTTTTATCTAGAAGATTATATGCGCGTGGAGAACAGCCTATAGAAAAATACAAAAATGAATTATCTGTTAATGGTGATTTATCTTATTTGAATTTAGATTGGACACCAGTTCCAATTATACCTAAATTCGTTGACATTGTTGTTAATGGAATATCAAATAGACTTTTTGATATAAATGTAGAAGCCGTTGATGAACTTTCAAGCGAAGACAGGGCTCTTTTTAGAAAAGAAATGGAAGCAGATATGATTGCGTATGAACCTTTGAAAATAATCAAAGAAAATACAGGAGTAGATGCTTTTAATTTTGATGAAAGCCAACTTCCACAAACAAATGAAGAGCTTGACCTATATATGAAGCTTAGATATAAGCAAGGAGTAGAGGTGGCTCAAGAAGTATCATTACAAACTTTACTAGAACATAATAGGTACGATGAAGTAAAAAGACGTATAGATGAAGATAATGTTGTTTTAGGAATGTCAGCTGTCAAACATTCTTTTGATGTTCATGATGGCGTAAAGGTAGAATATGTAGACCCAGTAAATTTTGTATACTCTCCTACCCAAGACCCAAACTTTGGGGACTGTTACTATTTTGGCGAAGTTAAGTCAGTACACGTAACAGAGTTGAAAAAAATTAATCCTACTCTTACACAAGAAGAGTTGGAGTCTATTGCAAAAACAGCATCTAGATATGATGGTTACAAAAGTACAATCAACTTACAAGCACAAAGCGGATTAGACAAGTCTAATGTTTCTTTGTTGTATTTCTGTTATAAAACAGATTCAGAAGTTGTTTACAAAATTAAAGAAACTACTAATGGTGCAGAAAAAGCATTAAAAAAAGATGGCTCTTTTAATCCACCTCAATCAGAAAAAACAAGGTTTAAAAGAGTTGCTAGAAGAATAGATGTTTGGTATGAAGGTGTTATGGTCTTAGGAACAAATAAGATTCTCAAATGGGAGCTAATGCAAAACATGGTTAGACCAAAATCTTCTTTTCAAAAAACCATACCACCATATATTGTAAATGCTATAAAAATGTCAAAGGGTAAGATAGATTCTTTAGTCAAAAGAATGATTCCTTTTGCTGACCAAATACAACTAGTACATTTAAAACTACAACAAGTCGTTCAAAAAATGATACCAGACGGTGTATTTATTGACGCTGATGGATTAAATAGTGTTGATTTAGGTAATGGCGCTTCATATAATCCGTCTGAAGCTTTATCAATGTACTTCCAAACTGGTAGTGTTGTTGGTAGAAGTTATACAGAAGATGGAGAGTTTAATAATGCTAGAATACCAATACAAGAGTTGACAAGCTCTGGTTCGAATGCAAAAATTAGCAGTCTTATTAATATGTATAATTATCAACTTAATATGATTAGAGCTGTTACAGGCATAAACGAAGCTAGAGACGGAAGTCAGCCAGACAAGTATTCATTAGTTGGAATACAAAAATTAGCTGCTTTGAATAGCAACACAGCAACAAGACATATAATACAATCTGGTTTATTTTTAACAAGAAGGTTGTGTGAGGCGTTGTCATGCAGAATTTCAGATATACTTCAATATTCAAGTTTTGCAGAAAGCTTTGCAAGAATGATAGGTAAAAATAACCTTACTATTGTACAAGATATTCTTGAACTACACTTACATGACTTTGGTATTTATATAGACTTAGAGCCAGATGAAGAGGAAAAACAAATGCTTGAACAAAACATTCAGCAATCTTTACAAGCAAAAGCTATTGATTTAGATGACGCTATTGATATTAGGTCTATTAACAATGTTAATCTAGCAAACACTTTATTGAAAGTAAAAAAACAAAGAAAAGAAGTGATAGACATGGAGAAACAAAAAACTGCCATGCAACTACAAACACAATCTAACGTACAATCTTCACAGGCAGCTTCTCAATCAAGAATGCAAGAGGAGCAAATGAAAGCACAAACTAAATCACAATTAATGCAAATGGAAGCGCAGCTGGAAGCTCAAAGAATGCAGCAACAAGCAGAAATAGATATGAAGCTTTTACAGATGAAATATGATTTAGATAGCAAGCTTAAATCTGCAGAGACTGGAGCTGTTCAATCAAGAGATGCAGCAAAAGAAGATAGGAAAGACCAGAGAACAAAAATACAAGCTTCACAACAAAGCAAACTTATAGAACAAAGAAAAAAAGATTTACCAGCACAAGAGTTTGAAGAAGAACAAACTGCTTCAAGCCCTGCTGACCCAATGGAGGCTGTCAAACAAATGATGGGCCAGAAAAACGTAATGTAAATTGTATTATTTTTGTATAAACTTAAATTAAATTAAATATGAGTAACACTAATGACGAGTCAGTAGACTTTAAAGTAGACCTTAGTAAGTCTCCAGAAGAAATTCAAAAAGAGCATAAGGAGAAAAAAGAATCTGCCAAAGCAGAAGAGCCTAAAGAGGTAGAAGCAAAGGCAGAAGAAACAACTGAACAAGTTGTTGAGGAAAAAGAAACTAGTGAGGAAGTTGAGGTTGTAGAAGAAAAGAAAGAAGAAGAAGAGCAACCAGAACAAAAAATCACTAAAGAGCAACTTATCAACGAATATCTGACAGATAATTTCGATATGAATGTTGATAAGCTGAAAGACGTTCTTTCAAATAGCGAACAAAAAGAACAACTTCCAGAAGAAGTTGAAAAGTATCTTGAATATAAAAAAGATACTAAACGTGGTTTATCAGATTATGTAAAGCTTCAACAAGATATAGAAGCTGTATCAGATGATGAAATACTACGTAATTATATGAAGGAATCTAATCCTGGACTTGATGATTCTGATGTATCATATTTAATAGAGCAAAAATTTGGCTATGAAGAAGATGCAGAAGAAAATGATATAAAAGGAAAGGTTCTGGAAAAAAAGAAAGAATTATTTAAAGCTAAAGAGTATTTTAATAATCTCAAGGAAAAATACAAAGCTCCTCTTGAGTCAAGTGCCGAGACTGTACCAGAGGATTATAAGAAAGCTTATAGTTTTTATAATGATTACCAGGAGGAACAAAAGAAGCAAGCTGATTTTACAAAGCGTCAGCGAGATGTTTTTCAAGAAAAATCATCAAAGCTTTTTAACGATGAATTCAAAGGTTTTGAGTTCAATTTAGGCGGTAAGAAGCTTATGTTCAAACCAAAAGACAAAAAAGCTGTTTATGATACAAACAGTGATTTAGGAAACTTTATCAATAAACACGTTGATGAGGAGGGTCTTTTGAAAGACGCTAGTAAATACCATACAGCTCTGTCTATGGCAATGAACCCTGATGCATACGCTAAGTTTTTTTATGAACAAGGCAAAGCGGATGCGGTCAATGATGTTGTTAGAGATGGAAAAAATATAAATATGGATATGCGAACTAACGTTGATTCTCCTACACCAGGTACTAAATTTAGAGTCTTAAATGATGAGTCTACTTTTAGTTCTGGATTGAAAATTAAAAAACGTTAAATATTAAAAATTTTAAAAAATGGCACAATCAATTAATTTTGCAAGTGGCGCGATAGGTGGAAGCACCTCATTGACACCTGCACCAGGAAAGGCGTTAGGAAATGCTAACTACCTTTCTAATAGTGACTATACGTTTGCGCAGCAATATCTTCCAGATTTATACGAAAAAGAATTTGAGAGATATGGCAATAGGTCAATTGCATCATTCTTACGAATGGTAGGCGCAGAAATTCCTTCAAGCTCTGATTTAATTAAGTGGAGTGAGCAAGGAAGATTGCATATTCAAGCATCAGGTAGTATTACAGATTTGAATACTATCGCTATTACAGGTCACAACTTAAGAGCTAACCAAACAATTATTGTTTCAAAAACTGGTTCTCAAGCTGTATGTTTAGTAACAGACGCTTCTGCTGCTAACTCTGTAGATGTTGTAACTTACGCATCTAAAGACTTACTTCACCAGGCTGGTACTGATGGAAATGGTCCTTTTGATGCTTCTGACAACGTAACTATTTTCGTATATGGTTCTGAATTTAAAAAAGGAACAAATGGTATGGTTGGTTCTCTTGAAGCTGATTTCGAAGCTAAAGAAAACAATCCAATTATCATCAAAGATAAATACGAAGTAAGTGGTTCAGAAATGGCTCACGTAGGTTGGGTTGAAGTAGCAACAGAAAATGGCGCTTCTGGATACTTATGGTATCTGAAGTCTGAGCATGAAACAAGACTAAGATTCGAAGATTACCTTGAAATGTCTATGGTTGAAGGCGAGCCTGCAGCTTCTGGTTCAGGAGCAGCAACTGCTGGATTCAAAGGTACAAAAGGTTTGTTCTACGAAATTGAAAACGGCGGTAACGTATCTACAGGTGATATCGGAGATAGAACTGATTTAGAGAACATCGCTAAAGTTCTTGATAAAGAAGGAGCAATCCAAGAAAATGTACTGTTTGTAAACAGAGACACTTCTTTCAAGATTGACACAGTTCTTGCAGCTCAAAACAATTCTGGAGCTTCTACATCTTCTTATGGTCTATTTGACAATGATGAAGATATGGCTCTTAATCTAGGATTCTCTGGATTCAGAATTGGATATGATTTCTATAAGAGTGACTGGAAATACCTAAACGATGCCGTTACAAGAGGTAACGTAGGTGGTATTGATGGAATCCTTGTTCCAGCTGGTACAGTAACTATCTATGACCAAGTACTTGGAGAAAACGCTAAGAGACCATTCTTACACGTTAGATACCGAGTATCTCCTACTGAAGACAGAAAATATAAGTCTTGGGTAGTTGGTTCAGCAGGTGGAGCTATGACTAGCGACAAAGATAACATGGAGGTTCATTTCTTATCAGAAAGAGCTCTTTGTACAATGGGAGTGAATAACTTCTTATTGATGAAGTAATACTTATTAGGGAGGGGGAAACTCCTCCCTTTTTTTTAAATTAAATTAAAATATAATATAATGGCAACAAAAACTACAAAAAAAGGGTATGCGGCTC